TGGACGTCGGGTATCCAGACTACTTAGAGTTTCAAAAAGATATTTTCGTACATTTAGCTGCGTGTGAGGCGGACCCCCGATGTATCGGGCAGCTCTATACTAAGTGCAGACGTAGCGGATATACGAACATCTGCTCGTCTGTGCTTCTTGACGAAGCAACACAAGTCAAGGATAAGCTCCTAGGAATCCAGTCTAAAACTGGTAAGGACGCACAGGAAAATATCTTCATGAAGAAGGTGGTGTATATGTTTCGTCACTACCCCTTCTTCTTTAAACCCATTCAGGATGGTACCACTAACCCACGCATGGAGTTGGCTTTTCGCGAGCCGAGTAAGAGAATCACGAAGAAGAATAAGACTACGCAGACGGGCGAAGCTCTTAATACGGTAATTAACTGGAAGAATACAACCAACAACGCTTACGACGGAGAGAAGTTGCATCTACTCTATCTAGATGAAGCTGGTAAGTGGGAGAAGCCTACAGATATCAGAGATGCTTGGAGGATACAAAGAACATGTCTTATTGTTGGTAGAAAGATTGTCGGTAAAGCCCTGGTAGGCAGTACCGTCAATCCAATGGACAAAGGAGGTAAAGAATACAAGGATCTTTGGGAGGATTCAGATCCAGTTGCTCGTAATGCAAATGGCAGGACTAGATCTGGCTTGTATAGATTGTTTATCCCTTCGTATGAATCTTTAGAAGGCTTTTTTGATGTACATGGAAAACCCATCATTGATGATCCTGATAAGCCTCTGGTTGGGCTTGACGGCGATCACGTTAATATTGGTGCTAAAACCTTTCTCAAAAATGAAAGAGAAAGTCTTAAGAGCGATCCGTCAGAACTTAACGAGGTAACTAGGCAGTTCCCGTTTAGTGAAGATGAAGCCTTTAGAGATAGCATCAGTGGAAGCATATTCAACATTGGAAAAATCTATCAGCAGATTCAGCACAATGATGAGCTGTTTCCCAACCCTATAGTTAGAGGGAACTTTGTTTGGGCTAATGGTCAACAAGACACTCAGGTTGTTTTTTCTCCCAACCCTCACGGTAGGTTTAGAATCAGTTGGATGCCTCCTGAAAACTTGAGAAACGTTGTCCGCTTACATCGAAACAAAAAAGTTGCTCCTAATCCAGAGCTTGGGGTAGGAGGTGTAGACTCTTACGATCTTGATTCTACTGTAGACGGGAGAGGATCTAAGGGAGCTTTGCACCTGTACAACAAGTTTCACATGGAGCACCCTTCAAACACCTTTGTTTTAGAATATGCTTCACGTCCTCCCCTGGCAAAAATCTTCTATGAAGATGTATTGATGGCAGCTTTCTTTTACGGGTATCCTATCTTAATTGAAAACAATAAGTACGGTATTGCAAGATACTTTGAATCAAGGGGTTACGATGGCTACTTAATGGATAGACCGAGACACTTGATGAGTCCTAACGCCAAGGTTAATGTCAAGACCAAAGGCATCCCTTCGAACTCTCAAGATGTTATCCAGGCCCATGCTCAGGCGATAGAAGCATATATACACAATCATGTTGGATCTAATCCAGAAACAGGAGAGGTAGGCAACATGCCATTCAACAGAACTTTAGAGGATTGGATTGGATTTAAGATTGATAACAGAACTAAGTACGACCTTACAATAAGTTCTGGTTTGTGTCTATTAGGTGCTCAAAAAGCAAAGACAAAAAAGAAAGAGTCAAACTTCTCTGAAAAGAAGTTTCTTAGGTCTTTCAAGCCTTACTAACTCTTACTCATGTATTTGCTATATTTGCATAAATCTGCCTATATAGATGTACGGAGGTAACAACAAAAACGCTGGGAGTAAGAACTTCCCAAATCCACTTGCATCTCCCCAAGAAAAGGAATCTTATAAATATGGGAAGGATTACGCCAAGGCGATAGAAAGGCAGTGGGGGAGTATACAGGACAGCGGGTCTATTTTTAAGAGAAGATCTGACACCTTCGATAAGAATAAAAAGTACGCTAACGGAACTCAAGAGACAGCGATATACAGAAAGCTTCTTACTTCTCTTGACCCCAACGGATCTGATGGAACGCTTTTGAATCTGGATTTTACTCCAGTGCCTATACTTCCAAAGTTTGTTCGCATCGTTGTCAACAATGTCTTGTCAAGAAAACCTCAACCTAACGTTGAGGCTATAGACCCTTTGTCTTCTACACAAAAAGACAAAGAGAAAAAGAAGATGGAGGCAGCTGTTATTGCAAAGCAACAGCTGCTGAAGCTCAAGCAAAACACAGGGCTTACTATTGGACCAGACCCAGAGACTATTCCAGACTCACTGGAAGAGGCTGAGATATTTATTGGTACTAGCATAAAGACAGATGCAGAGGTCGCTGCTCAGATGGCGGCTATGATGACTCTGGAGTGGAACGACTTCACTGACACTACGTTTAGAAGATGTGTCAACGATCTGGTTTCTTGTGGTCTGGCGGTAGTAAAAAGATCTAACGATCCGAACTATGGTATTGTAACTCAGTATGTTGACCCCTCTGAGTTCGTGCATAGCTTTACTCAAGACCCCAATATGAATGACTTGGCGTATGCGGGTCACGTCAAAAGAATATCTATATCTGAACTCAGAAGAATCTCTGCTGGAGAAATTGACGAGAAAGAAATAGAGAAGATTGCACAGGGCGCTTCTGGCAAGTACGGCAACAACAGCTCTAAGCTTCACAAGAAGTCTTACAACAACCTCACCAATACGATGGACTACGGATATGATGAGTATCTGGTTGACGTCCTAGAGTTTGAGTTTAAGTCTGTTGACTGCATATACTTCGAAGAGAAAGAGAGCAGACACGGGAACACTGGTTTCTACTACAAAGGATATTCATACAAAGAGAAGGCAGGCAGTGTCTTTGAAAGGACTCCACATAAGATGGAGATCGAAACCGTATACGGGGGTCAATACGTTTTGGGTTCTGAAATATTGTTTGACTACGGCAGAAAAAAGAACATCCCCAAAAACGCTCACGACTTGAGCAAGGCAAATTTGTCTTACTCTTGCATCTCTACCAATATGGAGGAGATGATGCCTAAGTCCTTGGTTGACAGCTGTGTAGGCTTTGCCGATATGCTTCAACTCACTCACTTGAAGATTCAACAATCAATAGCCAAGGCTAAGCCTGATGGTTTGATTATTGACATTGAAGGCCTTGAAAATGTACAGCTTGGAAAGGGAGGGGAGCTGCAGCCCCTAGAGCTGCACGACATCTACGAGCAGACTGGTGTCTTCTACTACAGAAGTAAAAATCCAGATGGTGGATTCCAAAACCCACCGATCAGGGAGATTGGCAATAGCATCAGAAATATCAATGAGCTCATTGGCATTTACAACCACTATCTCAGATTGATCAGAGACGCTACTGGCATTAATGAGATGATGGACGGAACTACTCCTAAAGGAGAAACTTTGGTGGGAGTTCAACAGCAAGCTATCAAGGCAGGCAACAATGCCATCTACAATATCACAGAGTGTTCTATGCTTCTCTTTAAGAGGGTGTGTAGCGACATTATTAAGTGCGTTCAAATCCTTCCAAAAGAGTCTGTGATATTCCAGGCTTATAGATCTGCTATAGGTGATTCTAATATGAAGGTTCTGTCTTCATTTGAGGATATGCCCATGTACAACTTTGGTGTCATTGTTGTCAAAGAGATGGAGGATCAAGAAAAGGTTTCTCTAGAGCAGATGATTCAAGTTTCTCTTGGTCAAAAAGAAATTGACTTAGAGGATGCCATGGCTATCAGGGAGCTTAAAAATGTTGACCAGGCTGAAAGACTTCTTATGATAAGAAGGAAGAAGCGTAAAGCCGAGCTGCAGCAGCAGCAAGCAGCTCAGGCTCAACAACAACAGCAGGCTGCTGCCCAGCAACAACAGCTGGCGGCACAAACTGAAATGCAAAAAGCTCAAGCTGAAGCTCAGTTAGAAGCTCAGAAGATTCAACTCAAGGCTCAAGCAGAGATACAGGTTGCCTCTGCATTGCATGAGTTTAGAAAAGAGATAGAGATGATTAGAGCTCAAGCAACGCTAGGCTTTAAGACTGATGACAACGAGTTTAGAGAAAAGATTGAAGTGCTGAAAGAGGATCGTAAGGACGACAGGGTAAAAAAGGAAGCAGTAAAACAGTCTCAACTTATCTCTCAAAGAAAGGGTCAAAGGGGTGAGCTTTCTGAAGAGGAACAAACAGATTCAATAACAGAACTATTTGATTTGTAATGGCTAGTGTAAACACAGATATAGCTCAGACTCTTGACATTACTTGTCGTAGAGGTGACACTTTCTCTTTGACTATTAACTTCAAACAGAGCGACGGAACATCAGCTGTAAATTTAACTGATTATACTTTTGATATGGAGGTTAGGTCTACAGACGAAGGTGGCTTTGGGGATAATCTTATTCCCATTTTGTCTGATGAGGATATCGACATAGTTGTTGTATCCAACACAGGAGGTCAAATATCAATCGGCATACCTAATTCTAAGATGATTCTTGTAGAAGGGGATGTTTACGTCTATGACATTCAGGCCGTTAGTTCAACTGGTGTAACAACAACATGGGTTACTGGTAGCTTTACTGTTAACGAGGATGTAACCATTTAAGAATGATTGGGGAGGTCGACATCTCTGTCGAATACATTTTGGTCCCTCAGTTTGGCCTTAGTTTTCTCGGAGATGAAGGTCTTTATTATGCTTTGGGTAGAAGTTCGAATGTTCAGGTATTAACAACATCTGCTTCAGAAGTCTCAGTTTCTTTCAATACTCCTTTTTACGCTAAGACGATAACAGTGTACGAGCAGGAATCCTTTACTGATGTAGGGGATTGGTTTATTTATATGCGGGAGGGCTCTCAGGGCAGCACAGCTTTAACAGCTGGGGAGAGGGCCCCTGGTAGCTCTAACAGTGATTGGCTAAAGGTTTATTATGATCAGGACCAGACTGCCACATATACTCCTCTCCTCGCGTTAGGGATAAATGAAGCTGAACTTGGTCTCGTAAGCGGAGACGCCATTAAGCTTACTGCAGATATTCATCTAGACGGTCCGTGGGGGGTGGCGGCGGCGGGAACATTTTCTCCTGGAGAGCGAAGGTTTTTCTTCGCACAATCATTCGTCCTTTTCTCTCAAGACATCCCAGTTGGTCAAGAAACCTCTTTGTCTTTACCTGACACTTCTTTTGCGTACCTGGAAGCTGGAAGGACAGTAGGCAACTACGTTAATAACCAACCTTTTGACGGGGATACAGGAGAGAGCTTCCCTTTCATAGCGTGGCCTGTTGGAGCTCAAAAAGCAGGGTGCTCTATGTATCTACGAAATATAAAAATGACAGTAGAAAGACACCCTAAAGTAGATTTGACACTACCTCCAATACCATATTATGTTACAGGGAACTTGCTTGCAGATTCGCCAACAGTAGACTTGAATATAGATGTTTCTAGTATATCTTCAGATATAAATATCAATGATATTTTTTCAGTAGATTCTATAGTAAGCACAACAACCACTGAAGCTTTAGATGTCAAAGTGCTTAGGCTGTTGGAGCTTAATACTGTGTTGGACCTAAATGCTGACACGTATGTCAGTGGAGAAGATTGGGTTGACGATGCTAATGGTCTTACGTTTACGGCGTTTGATTCCCCTGTTAAAACATCAGATGGGTATGTAAGAGTTGGATATGATGTAGGTTACTTTCAAAGAACATGTGTGATACCTACTCCAGGAAGAGAATCTGATATAGATGCTTACTTCAAAGACCCGTATGTTTTTTATGATTCCAGCTTTACGATTGAGTTTGCATTTAAATATGCTGCAGACGTAAATCATTTGATTCCAGCAGGAACCTCAATATTCGAAGACAATTTTAAGTTTTTTGGATATACAAATATCTTCGGAGCGACTACGGGCGGAGGGTACAACTTTGGTACAGGCGATGATATCAAAATCGTAGGATCATATCCAGATGGCACGCCCATTACCGATAAGAAAAGACTTCCCTTTGGATTGAAGTTTTCAGTGTTTGCTGGCTCTTCTGCTGGAAATAGTTTTGATGGGAGCACACCCCCGCATTCTTCTTTAATTGAGCACTATGTCGACGCAGGTGTTGAAGACAATGATTTTGATTTTGGAATACCTAATAACGGACTTCAATCTAGCTACGAAGAGCTCAAGTGTCAAATTATTTTTGACATAGAAAATAGCACTACAAGCCTTTATGTTAATGGTGAATTACTTCAAGCTGATGTTGGCGACAAGGGTATTGGGCTGTCAGGTTTGAACCAATTTTTCTATATAGGCAAATCTTCTCAGGCGGGATATATTGGTCCAAGAGCGATAGATATTAGAAGATTAAGGATATATGACTCGGCCCTTCGGGGAGCGTTTATCACGGAAAGCCTTGATAGTCTGTAATATTAGAGTTATTATATTTGCAATATGGATGTCAAGAAAAAGCTAAAAAGATTCGGGTTAACTGGATTAAACAAGCCTAAGAGGACTCCAAACCATCCGAAAAAGTCTCACATCGTAGCTGTTCGTGATGGTTCAAGAATTAAGATTATACGCTTTGGCCAGAAAGGAGCTAGCACTGCTGGCAAGCCAAAGCCTGGTGAGTCTGCGAGGATGAAAGCAAAGCGCAAGTCATTCAAAGCTCGTCACAGAAAAAACATCGCCAAGGGCAAGACAAGTGCTGCTTACTGGGCAAACAAAGTAAAATGGTGACATGAAAACAATCAAGTACAAAAAGGGAGGGAAGCTATCTATCAGCAACAAGAAAGTTTCTATTGATCCACCTAGTGGTCATCACTGGATGCTAGAGGGTGGTAGATACTACTTGATGAAAGGAGATTACAAACCGCATCCAGGGGCTGTGGAGAAGGCTGATTTTAAACTTGTAAGTCACCCCAAGAACTGATGCCAAAGACACGGGCTCAACAGGCAGCAATAGCGATTGCTATGAAGAAAGCTGGTAAAAAACCAAAGGCCGCAAGGATGGGGATGAAAGTTGACCCAGCTCAAGTTGCCCGTACTATGCTTACTAAAAAAGCAGACCCTGCTTCTTTCAAAAAGAAACTTCCAAAAGAGAGTGAGGAGGCTATGCCTCAGGCCAAGAAAGGTATGAAGTTCAACCCTAAGTACACTCGCGGTAGTTCTGATGTGGCAAAAAGAAAAAAGCTCATGCAGCAGATCTCTAACATATACAAGAAGTATCGAGGGACAAAGGCAAAAAGAAAAAAGAAAGGATTCCCTCCTGCTGTTGAGGCTAGGCTCAAAAGACTAATGAAGCAACGAGATAAAATCTAAACTATGTATCACTCAAAGAAAAAGAAACCTAAGGTCATGATGAAGGGTGGTAAGCCTGTAGTCAAGATGAAGAAA